GACTTTTTTCATGTAAGCTTTTACTTGTTCAGGTATCATGTTACCACCACCTAAATGACCAAATGGAAAGTATCCTTGCCATCCATCTACTGCTACTGCAAAACCTACAATCTCTCCCTTACCTATAGCCCAACCTGCTCCTAGTCTTTCATTAATTCCATCATCTCTTGTTTCTAAGTCTATTGCGATTTCTTTTGCGTTAGATAAATCTTTATATTCTAAAGGTGTATTCCAAATAGATTTTTTAAATGTTAATGTTAGTTGTAAGCCTTTGCTCATAATCCTCTAATGGTATGTTTTTTAATTTTGCATAATGTTTTGAACAGTAAAGTTTTTTCATCTCCACGAAGACAGCTTTTTCACTACACTCACAGCATCTTTTTTCTTGAATTTTTTGTACCAAGAAAGATCTCCTATTGTTTTTATCCATGATGTGTCTCTACCATTTTCTTTACACCACTGCAAATGATTCTTTAAAATGGTAGTATAAATGAGTTTATCTTCAATCATATTTATTAAAACCCTTTAATTCTACATTTCCTGATATTGAAACTCTTTCTCCTTTGGTTTTTTTAAACGGATAAACCCAATGTGGTAAACCTGCAGGAAAAATAAATAAATCTCCAACCGATGGTAGATGAGAATGCGTTTGTAAAAAAAACTTATTTACGTTGTTTCCGCAAAGATTAAAATCAAACGTTATACAACCAGGGCCAGGACTACTAGCTACAGAAGTATAACACTCTTTGTGTAATCCTTTAGGAATTTCTGTGTAAAGCACAAAAGATAAATGGCCATCATGTGTATGTGGAGGATTAAATTCATTTTTCTTTTGACGATTAATCCAAGCACTTTTTAATTCAAAACCAGTTGCTAAAGTTTGACCTCTGTATTCAAAATAACCTTGGATATAACTATTTAAATATGGATATAAAAGTTTAAAAACTTTACTTGTATCTAAGGTTTTTTCGTTTTCTAAGTGACCAGCTAAACTATACCTAAAATCTTTTTTATTTTTTAATGACTTAAATTCTTCTATCTCTTTAGGAAGTAATTTATAATGACACACAAATGGACCCCAATGATAAAAATTATATTCTATTCTTCTTAATTCTTCACTCACTTCTTTTTTTCTTCTTGAAGATGTTCAATTTCTAAATCACAATAATGTTTTATTTTATTAAGATCCTCGATTGATTTTCCTTTAAATAAATATCTACACACATATTTAATTACATTTGCTTGAAATGGATTTAGACTATTCTTTCTTATAAAAGTCCATGGTTGAATAAGAAAATGTTTATAGTGTGATCCACCTATTTGAGTGTCTTGAGGGAAAGCTTCATTAAAAATATTTTTATTTGTCATTTTTTTCTTGAACATAAATTAAATAGTCTGCACCAATTGGATAGTTAAACTTATAATCACTTCTTAATAAATGTAAAGTTTTTCTTGCGCGTGTAGCTCCAGTATACCAAACTCTTCTTTCGTCACTTTTCTCTTGCTTTGATTTATGTGCATAGTCAGAAGGAAAATTACCTTTACTATACAAAACAACATGATTAGCTTCTCCACCTTTTACTGAATGAATAGTATCTATTGTAATAAGCGGATCCTTGTCTAGTTCTTTCTGTCCGTATCTTCTTAACAATCTAATAAAGTGTCTAACTTGTCTTGGTTTAAAATTTCTTCTTAGTATCCAATACCAAGGTTTCTTAACGTCCTCATCTTTTAATTCTAGGCCACACCATTCTTTTAAATCGTTAAAATTATATTCTGTAAAGTCAGGTTGTGCTCTCCAAAATTTATCAGTTCTATAATCAGGATCAGCAAGTTCTCTAATATACTTATATAAATTCCTTGCTTGTTTCTTATCTAATTTTTTATCTTTTGTAATTGCAGTCCAAGATTTAATTGCTTCCCATTGCTTTTCATCAAAACATTTATTGTCTCGATTATCTTTGTAATACAAGCCTGCATCCTTAGCTAACATCCTTAGTTCATTAACTGTCTCAGTAATACGGCCTAGTATGTACCAATCCTCTTTTAAATTCTCAAAAGGAATTTCTTTGAATGATAAATAACTTTTTACATAGCCTTTGCTTTTTCCTGGAAGATATTCTTTTTCTTCACTATCTCTTATACCTCTTCTAATAACTTGTGAGAATTGATATATAGCTTCTCCAAACCTTTGAGTCTTTCTTAGTTTTACTTTTCGACCTGGAAAAAACTTTGTAAAATATTTTGGATCTGCTCCATTCCATTTATATATACCTTGGTCGTCATCTCCTGCTAAATAAATTCTATCTGACTTCATGGCCATTTTATAAATTACAGACCATTGCAGCGGTGTACAGTCTTGAGCTTCATCTAAAATTAAAACCTTGAGCCTTGGAAAGTCCACCTCTTTAATAGTTCTTTCAATCATGTCGTCAAAATCTATAAACGATCTTTCTCCCCCGCCTTGTTTGTAATGCTCATAGGTAGAAATCTTACGATTAAATACTGTTAATGAATCTTTTTTATAAGACTCCTTCTTGTATACTTCTTCAGGATTCATTAATAAGTTTCTTGCTTTACTATAAATACCAAGTGACCAATCTTTAAATGTAAATGTATCGTCTGCTAATCTTTTATCAGATGTTTTAATTATCTTTGTTTGTAATGCAAAATCAATTGCACAATGTTTAGGATCGAATACTTCTTCTTGAAAATATCTTCTACAATATGTGTGTAATGTTTTAAATCTAAGAAAGTCTTCAGAGGAATAATTTGGGAAGGCATCCATTGCTCTTTTTACTGCAGTATTAACAGCTTTGTTTGTAAATGATAAGTATGCAATATCTGATGGCTGCACTCCTCTTCTTAAATAATTTTTTAAAACTCTTTCAATTAAAGTATATGTTTTACCAGTTCCTGGAGGACCAAAGATTTTAATAGTTTTTCTATATAGACCCTCTAATATTTTAAGTTCTAAATTTTCCTGTGTGGAATTCATCATCCATCTCCGAAGGTTCACTTTTCTTTTTAGGTTCAGGTGCAGCAGATTTATAATCTACAAACTTAGGCATGGTTACATACCATACATTTTTTTCTCCACTACCGGGATGATACTCTAATCTTTCACATCCTAAAAGATTAAATGCCTCATTAGCTGATCTAAACACTTTGTTCTTACCTAAAAAATTCTCAAATGTAATTCTTTTAAAGTAACAAACATTTGTTTCTGAATCTAATACTACATAATTATCTTTTAATTTATTGAAGTCATCTTCTTCAATGTGATTTTCAAAAAACTTTTTAAGAAAACTATATTTTTGTTCTCCAATATTATCTTCAAATTTCATTTGCTCATTCTCAACTGCTTTCTTTACAATTGTAGACATCAACATTTCAAACGGAGAAGGACCCGATCTTGGTCTTGGTAGTGTCATCCAAAATATTCCATACTTTAATAATTTGACTCTCCATGATTTTTCATCTTTCATGTCTTCAGGATTTACAACAATTTTCTCTCCTTGAAAATTAAAAGTAAATTCAATTGTTGTTGGTGTTCTAATAAATGTAATATCTTCAAAGTCATCTATTAAATCAGGTACTTGGCTACCTATACCAAGCTTTCTAAATTTACATAAGTCTTTGTTACATATAGGTGTGATAGCACCAAACTTAGGAGGACATTTATAATTATAATCTTTTTTAGTTACAGATTTTGCTACAGAGTTTTTGACTTCATTAACATCTAAAGGTGTAACAAATATTTGTTGGTTTCTTTGTGCAAGAATATTTGTCATCTCTTCTATATTAATTTTACCATCTCTTTTTTTCATTTCTAAAACACCAACATTATATAGTAAATCATTTCTGTGATTACCTGACCATTTATCCATGATCATTTTTTGTATGCATGGTGGATAATGTTTCCAATCTTCTTCAGGCTCATATTCTTTAACTTTAATGTTTGATAATTGTTCAATTGTTACAGTTTTATTTTTAACTAAATCTAAAAATCCACCAATCATTATAGGTGTATTGTTTTCATTATATGCAAATTCAGTGGTAGCATTCATGTTGAAGTATGGCATGTTCATACATTTGTTCATCGGAAATACTTCTAAAGCTTGAAAGAAATTCTTATTCCATTCATGTAATTTTTTTAAAACATCTTTGACTGGACTCCAATCATTTAAAAATAAAAATAAATGCAATCCACCAGATTTAGATCGAACTGGTATTAATGGCAGCTGATTATCTCTAAGAATATCTATAACTTTTTTTTGTGAATAATCTTTATAACTTTGTGGGTCTATATCTATACAGCCCCATTTACATAAATCATCTTTTTC